CAGTTTATTGGCCTGCTCAAGGTCTGGGAAATCAAGCAAGTGGTGAGCTTCCTCTTTCGAGAATAGCCCATTCATGGTCATCTCAGTAACAGACGCAAGTTTTGCAGCAGGAGTCTGAGGAAGAGACCCAATAGGCTTAATCTGCATTACGTATTGATCGTCTTCGAGCTTAACGTCGCCCCAAGAAATTTTATCAAGGCCTGACTTAGAGTCGAAGCTCATTGAAACATAGGGAGAGTCCGAAGAGTGCAGGTCTCGAACTAAGTCAATAATACGCTCAGCAGCATCAATAAAAAGCTGCTCATAGGCCTGACCAACAACCATAAATCTTTCGGACTCAATGTCAGAAAACTCTCGAAGAGCTCGCCCTGACTCCAGGCCAACTGGCTTTTTAGACTGGGCTGATAGTTGAGAGATCCCAGTCATTTCGTAAGCGCGGGAAACAAGTCGGTCAAGGTGGGCAAACATCTCACCAGAAACAGCCCGAGGAACAAAGAATTGTGGTGGCGTTCCCCTGTACTTAATTGCACCCCAAATCTTGTTATTCAGATGAGACTGCACAATCCGGCTAGTGTCTTCAATAAAGACTTTGGGCGTAGCCAAGTGCATTTGCTCTTGGATTCTAGCTAGGAGCTTATTGATCTCAACCTGTATTCCCTTAACCTCTTTTGCCAGACCGTGACCCCAGTAAGAATGAGGGTCTTCGGTCCAGCGAACAAATACAAAAGGAAAATGGTCTTTATTGTATTCGTCATCAAGTAAGACGGTATTCTCCGTACAAATCACATGACGACCATCAGAGGCTTCTGGCCCTGAAGGAAGATGCCACGCTTCGTGGCACAATATCATATCGCTATCACGGTAATCCTGATCAGCCGTCCCTTCTTCTTCAGAGAACGACTCGGATAAAATATCCTGCTTTTTCTCGGGGAACATTTCAGCAAGAACGTGCTTTGATACTTTTTTCGTCTGAAACAACTGACGAGGCATAGCGCCAAACTCAGACTCATGATGGTCGATAGTGAGTTCATAAAGAGGAACTCGCTCAATCTTAACTTTGCCAAACTCAGTAAAAACCTTGATGGCACCAGTCCCAGTAATGCACGAATCAAGAAAAGCCTTTTGAGCTAACTGGTAAATTTTCAGAGTATAAAACTGGCCCTGAATAAATTTGTTAAAACTCTTAGCTCTTTTTTTCTGAGAGAAGTCACCGCCTTCAGTAAGGAAGCTAATAGCTGGCTTGTGCTTTGCTATTTTTGCAGTAGCGGCTTGGCAAATAGAGTGGATGATGTTGAAGGTTAAGCGCGGCTGGCGCATTAAAGAGTAGTTAGCTGCTCCGTAGTGAGATCTGCCCGGAAGAGGTTGCCCATTATAGAGACCAGCATGCGTTAGGGTTTCGGCATAAAAGATATCTTGCTCGTCTCGAAGGACAGAGACAAACTTGGATATTTGAGAGGCAGCATTGTCTTCTTCAGATTGCCACCAAAACTTACTCTCGAATATGCCGTAGGCCATTATGGATCACCAGCGCTCCAGTGCAGGTAGTCTGTTTCAGAAAGCCCTAAATCATCAACGGGCTCGCTCATTACAGACTGCCTTGGATTTTTTTCATAGTCCGAAAAGTCAAAATCCTTTTGCTCAGAAGTTTCGGCAGGAATTAAGTTAACAACTCCTCCAAAACAGATTTCAACTTCCGAATCCTTGTATCTGCTAACTCCGTGCTCGCTTAACATTTTAAGCATACTTTTTAGCTTTTTTGTAGACGGTGCGGCCTCACTCATTGCTTTGCTCCTAATTCACCCAGAGATCAGACTCATCTATGCCCTCTCCCCATAGGTCTGGATCATAGTCGCTTTTGCCATCTTTCTCAAGTAAAGCATCGGCAATCCGCTCCTCAAGTCTCTCAAAGTAGGCACTTGAGCCTTTTTCCGGCTCCATAACGGGACTTTCATGCAGAAAGTGGCGACTTTCTGTCCAGGCATAGAGCGCTGCGTCAGAAAGGTGGTTGTCAAATCTACGGTCTTCAGCCGTCTTGGATTTGTTGTATTGGAGCTTGTCCCATTCCTGAAGTAGCTCCATCCCTACCGCAACCTTGATTGTTCCGTTCTTTAGGTCCGAATTCATAAGCTTAATCATCCCAAGCTTGTCTTGAGTCTTTTTGGCAGCTTTGACCGGAAGGCCAGAGCGCTGCTTAAATGTCTCGAGAAGCATTTTCGATGAACCGCCCCCGGTATCCATTACGATAGATGAGAAGTTGTAATCCCTCATAAAAGCGTGGATTTTCTCTTCAACTTCAGAAGTCAGCATTTTGGTCTGTTTGTATTCATCAACAAAATACAGATAAGGTAAGTCTGGGGACCAAGCAGCCACAACGAAGGCGGTCGCGTCATGATAACCGAGATCGATTCCGAGGACGAATTCCCAGTCGTTGCTTTCGGGGGTATCCTTAAGCAAATTGTCGTCACCATACTCATAGACGATATCTTGATTATCTCTGACCCAGAGTCCCAGATACTCGCGCTTGTAGGAGGCGTCACTTGGGTCAAGGATCCCATTTTTGATGTCAGCCTCTATGGATCTGACGGCGTGTGTCATGTGGGGGTTGTTTTTAACTGTCCAGCGGTGAACTGAAAAGTTGTATTTACTCTTTTCCGTAATATCGTAAAAGAAACCAGTACATGCGCTATTTGGCGTTGAAATAAGAACAAGGCTCCCATCCCTATCTAAAAGGGCAGGGGTAAGAACCTCGTTGACGAGCTCGCGCAGGTTGATGTTAAAAAAGGCGGCCTCGTCAAGAACCGCCAAAGAAAATGCCGCACCGCGTAATTTATCTACGTCGCTAGCATCGTTTGCCCCGGTAAACATAATCTGAGAGTTGTTGGGAAAAGTTGCAACAAGATCTGCATTGTTAAACTTTATGCCGATTCTAAATCTCTGGTCAGCCTCTTTGAGAGAGCGCCATAAAATACGTTTAGCGGCCTCGCGAGTACGAGCAATGTAAACGCACATAGTACCTTCATTCTCCAAGGCCTCCTTTATGAGATAACGCCCTGCGGCATAACTCTTTCCACTTCTTCGACTGCAGATAGCAGCCTTTCGCCTAGAAGGATCAGCAATGAAGTCATACTGCTCTTTGAACAAATTCTTTGTCATATTGAGCATACGACTGTGCTCAGAGCGCCTTTGAGCCGCACCCTTAGCAGGAGACGCTGACTGGGTGCGAACAACAAAGGCTTCGTAGAGCTCGCGGCTGGTGAGCGTTATTGAAGGGAGCTTTGGCTTAGCCATAGGAGACGCCTTCGGGCAATTCTTCGTGGTATTCCCTACGGCTATCTTCGGTTGTCAGAATATTAAAAATGCAGGCAGGGAGCAGGTTGCTCACAAAGCGAGTGTGCCATTTTCCTCGAGCGTTCATTTTCTGCATGTGAAAAGACCAAAAGGAGCAAAACACCGGAGAGTTTCTATTCCTCTTTCTCTCAGGATAGACATGAGACAAAAGCTTGTAGCCAATGCCGTTTCCTCGAAGGTTCTTTTTAACAAAGAGAAAATGAAGAAGAGGGGTTTCCTCTATCTGCCCGTAAGCGATCCAGCCAAGAATATGGTCGTGGTCATCGTCATCGCAGTAGATTCTGACGTTCTTGCTGTCGATAACATCGTCAATGAGGCACCGCGTCATATCTGCAACGGCTTTTGTGGGGCATTTTACAGATCGAATCCATGAATCATAGATAAAATCTAAGTCAGTCAGTTTTGCTTCTCTTATCATTGCTCGCCTTCCTTTCACGAAGTGCTTTCTTTACAAGCTTCTCAAGTTCTTCATTAGACATTTTAGCAAGAGAATCAGACTTTAACTGACCCTCAATCTCTAAGAGCTTCTTTAAACCAGAAAAACAACTATCCAGTTTCTGCATATCTTTATGCTCAAGCTCAATGCCTTGTTCAATTTTCTCTTTTAACAGAGCTATCTGACTTTCTGTTATTTGAAACAGGTCGTCCCATAGCTTGTGCTTGTTTCTTGACTGAACAATTTGGGGTTTTTGCCCCATGACGCTGTATGCGCCCTGTTTTCGAGTCGCCATTTAGGTTTCCGTTCTCTTTTTGTAGCTGCTTAAGTATCCGCAATGCGGTGATGTTCCCTGATCCCATGGAAAAATACTAAACCATTGATTGATTTGAAAACAAGGTGCCGCTAAAATAACAGCACCCCAATCCAATCCGCTACGGAGTAGACGCCAATGGCCCGAAAAGGGACCACCTACAGGCGGACGCGCAGCGGTTTGTGCCCTACATGCAACGGTCAACACGGAACCAGCAACGCCCAGTAGGATCTCACACCCCGCCTTAGCACTAGCAAGCTAATGTAACGCAATACCAGTGTAGGAAACTGGCGGCTTCGTAACGTGTACAGCCGAGGGGGGGTGTTATTATCCCCAATACATATGTTTAACGCACTGCGCTAAGTCGAAATGGACCAAAAATTCATAGAGGGTATCTAACCTGCGTTGTGTTGGTCAAAAAGGGGGGTACCCCTCGGACAATCAGCGGCGGTGGCGATGCGAAGGAGGGAGTCCTCGGGTTCGCATATGTATGATGGCCGACGGTGGTGGGCCAAGTGG